AGCCGCAGCTAAAGCTTCCTTATCCTTTCTTTGCTCCTCTTTCTCTGTTCCATCAGCGACAGTTTTGATGTCTTCCCCCATCTCGTCTAATGCAATTAAAAATTCCTTAGCAACTGAGCCAAAGAAAGGAATTTTAGAAAACCCCCTTATAAGAAACATGCCCACCAATTTCACAGCATCCCACAACTTCTGTAGCCAACCACCAAGAGTGGCGGCTACCGAACTAATCCCTTTAATCATTGGCTTCAGCAAGGTGCTAACTTTCCCCCACATTTTAACTCCCACCCGAAAAATAGCTATTCCAAAAGCCTTTATTCCCGTCCAAATATCTTTAAATATTGTAGTGTGTTTAGATAAAAAAGCAACCACTCCAATTACGGTGGCGACAATAGCTGTTATCGGACCCCCCAAAGCAGCTAATATTTTTCCAATAAACGGAATCTTAGTAGCAAATTTGAATATCCCCCCTAAAAACTTACTAATAGGCGATAATACAACCTTAAGAGTAGTTAGTAATTTTGAAGACCTCCCAACCTTCGCAGCAACAGCGAGCTTCGGGCCATAGCCAGGAACCCCTGCGCCAAATGCAGATGGAGTCTTACTAATCTTCATCTTCGAGAATGCTTTGAGCTTCGCAGCGTGGTCGGAGGAGAGCTTCGTACCAGGGAGTGTTGGACCAAACTGGGGTTTAGAAACCTTCTTTAGTTTGTTTAGTTTGTCTTCAACTGAACCACGAAGCTTACCCGTCCTTTCGGGCAACTCCCACTTCTTACTCAAAGACCTCATCTTCGTGTTGGCCCACATAGCGGTTGTTAGGACTGCAAGGGCTATTGAAGTAGCTTGAAGTGCCTTCTTATTTTTTATTAACCAGTCAATTAAAGAGGGCAACTTTTCCACTACTAACTTATTGAGAGGGTCTAAAAATTCCCTATGAAATGCTTCAAGACTTTGATTAAACTTAGTTGTTATCACCTGTTCTTTTGTAAGACCTATACTGAGACCCCTTTGTATTTCAGTGGCTGCCATGGTAGTACCTCCATAAGTCTCTAGCTGGACTCCATGGGATAGTAAACCCTTTCCCATTCCAGCTAAACCAGCAGCTAATCTTTTATCTTCTTTTGCTGCGGACTCAACAGCAACCCTTAGAGATTCCGTTGTTATCTCCCCGGATAAAAAAGCATCTCTAACCGGAAGTAGTCCCGTCATAGCAAGTTTAGTGTACCCAGCCATAGTAGAATCAGTAAGCCCCCTAACAAACTCATTAAGTTGCGGGCCAAAAGCCTCGCCCATCTGAGCAGTAAGACCAGCAACTGCCTCCGTCATTTCTGGGGCAATACCCGCTCTTGCGTAAATGCGTAAATTATCACCAAAATCGCTTATTGCTCCCACCATAGCATCAGCCTTAACACCAAACTTTTCTGAAAACTCTAATATTTTTGTAGATAATTCGCTGCGGCTAGACTGATCCATTTGCCCCATAGATAATAATTTAGCTTGCACACCTATCATTTTCTTACTATTTTGATTAGTAAGATTCATAGCCACACCTAACTTAACTGTACCCTTTGAGAAATTCTTTATACCTGCTGCATTAGCCTCAAGTCCAACCCCTAAAGCAGTATGGATCCCCCCAGGTAGATTATTTAATGCTTCAGAATTTTTTTTGGAAAACTCTCCTATGCTAACCCCAACACCAAGGGATCTCTGCTGTAACTCACTAGTTTGCTTAATACTAGAAGTTAGTTCGGATATTACCCCCTGTAAAGTTAGAGTTTTAATTCCAAAGCTGGCGGCACCTTTATTAAGATTCCCAATAGTAGTATTAAGGAGCTTAATACTACCTGATAAGTTTTCTTTTGATTTATCTTCAGCCATGGGTTATTCCTGTTCGGAAGTTTTCACAATAGATAACTTATGTACTCCATGAACATAGTCTACAATATAGGTTCTAAAGGAGGCTTTATCTAGAAAAGTCCCTGTTGTATATAGATCGCTTAGGCTCTCTAGGGTCATTTCTTCAGTCGGAGTCAGCTTAAATATCTGCATTAAAGTATTATGAGTCCCCCTACCAAATTTATCTATACTAACTTTTGTTGGAGGCTGAACTACCATACCCATTTTCTGGGTGCTATCCCCCTGCCTAGAATATTTATAAAATATAATATCCCCCCTAGAGAGGTTTCCTGCTGAGGGCCTAGTTTCGGATACTAAATAAGTATGGTCAGCACTCTCCCCAGCTAATCTTTTTAAAAATTTCGTATTTTCTATTGAAAAAGTAGGCATAAACTCCTCTTATTATATAGATTATATAAAGAATAGCCTATGGATAATAAAAATATAGATATAGATATTATAGATTTTATAGATTTACTTGATTTTACCCTAAGTAATGAATTTATAGAAAAATGGAGATATAAGTATAGTGAAAAATTTCTTAAACACTTTCAGATAAGATTATTAGACACCTTATCTAATCAAAAACCCCTAAAAATTAATAATCTATACACTTATTTAACTAAGAAGTGTAGTTACTCATCAGTTCAAGTACTTAACTTCTTTGAAAGTATAGATATTAATATTTACTCCCCGCTAATTTTTGGTAAATTAGCAAAACCACTAAAGTCTTAACCCCGCTTCTCCTTTTTCTTCTTTTTTGCCTCTTGTACCCGTCTTTCGACAATAGTACCATCTTCAAACAGGGGGCAGTATGGTTTATAGCCACACCAATTACAAAACTGATTCTGTTCGGCACAGAATTCTGTTTTCTTCAGCTTTCTTATAATCCAAACCTCATTAATTAGATTTTCTAAATACTTAGCTATTTGAGACCCAGTATATTTTATAGTTACAAAGTTATTAGTTATGGGGTAGTAGTGGGCACAGACAATATCCTCTAGTTTACAGCTAAAAAGCTTATGTGCTGCAAAGGCGTAGCCCATTAGCTGTTTGTCGTTATAAAGGTCGAACTTAGTTTTCTCTCTTTTTGAAGTTTTATAATCAATAATTAAAAGTCCGCCGTTTTTGCCTCTAATAACTCGGTCGATAATTCCTGTCTGAGTAATGCCGTCTTTAATTTCTACATCAAAAACAGTCTCAGTCATATCCTTCGTCTCTAACTTAGAGTTAAATTTTAGAAAGTTATCCAAACAAATCTTAATCTTAGGGGTATATGAAGAAGCAAACTTGTAGTTCTCTTTTAGTTGTTCAGCGAGCTTATATAGCTCCTCTGGGGTCTCAGCAGCTACACCATCCTCAAGTATCTTATGAATATAAGAGCCAAAGTGGAGAGCATCCGTGTTACTCCCAGCCTCAGGTATCCGATCAATATAGCGATAACGATATTTCAGTCTACATTGATTAAAGGTATCTCTTTTAGTATTACTTATTTTATTTATAAACATGATTAGTCCTTCATATATTAGAGAGTATTTATTAGAGAAGTTCAATAAGAATTATTCCATCTCATCTAATAATATAGAATTAATTGTCCCATCTATTTTTGTAGAAAACGATTTTAAACGGCACCTGTCTATTAATTTAGACACCGGACTTTGGCAATGTTTTAAAACAAGTAAAAAAGGCAACTTCATTCTTTTAGTGTCTTTACTAGAAGATATTACTTATAGGCGAGCAGAGAGAAAAATACTCATAGACACCCTTCTTTTAGAGGACTCGGAGAAAGTAAATATCCCTCTCCAACCAAAAAGTGGTTCCTTGGAACTTCCTGAACTGGTTCCCCTAAATATTAATTCCCATGATTCCCCAAACCCGAAAATAGTAAAGGCTTGGAACTTCCTGTTTGGGCGCAAACTTTTCCAAACAAATTTTTTGGTAGAAGATCAATACTATTTTTGTTTATCCGGGGCGTATAGGGATAGAATTATTATCCCTTTTAGAAATGAGGACAAATTATTCTTTTTTCAAGCTAGAAGTTTATCTAATGAGTTTAAACCTAAGTATTTAAACCCCCAGTCTACCGCAGCTAAGTCTTCTCATTTTCTCTATCCGTTTGATAAGGACTCTGAATATGTAGTTATTTGTGAGGGGCCACTAGATGCTATATCTCTTCAATTACAAGGAGTAAACGCTACCTGTACTATGGGATGTCATGTATCTCACCAACAAGCCTCAGAACTACTCGATTTTGATGGAAATATTATCCTAGGTTACGATAACGATGATGCAGGAAGGCAGGGAGTCGCATCGTTTGAAAAGCTAAGGAAGAAAAATTTAATGGCTAAATTCTCAGTAGTCTACCCCCCAGAGGGGACTAAGGACTGGAATGATGCCCACATAAAAGACATCAACTTAAAACAGTATGTTACTAAAAATTGGGAAGTATATGACTACGACTATATTGTAAAAAATGATATTATGTCATTATAAGATTAAACTGAGGGGTTACAATCCTCTGATTTAGAATTGTATACTCTGCTTGAACAGTATATACACCAATATAGCTTGTAATACCAGATGTCGATATGTCCGATGTATCCCAAGAATAAATCAAAGTGTTATCTGAGGTTATATCACAACTAGACCCACTAACAACAGTAACTCTAGCATCTAAAGTAGGATCTTCATTAAGTTTTTTAATGGTAATAGTTGCTGAAGTAATAACAGAATCCTTAAATATATTTAACATTCCTTGATCAATATCCTTGTTTCCTAAGGATATTTCAGTAGGGATTTTTAAATCAATTTTTGATCCTAATACTACATGTTTAGGTTGTAGATAATTATGGGTATTTATTAATAGGGGTTGTGTAGTGGTGAAAAAGGTATCATTGTATAAACGAAACTCATTAATTAATACTTGATAATCAGAGTCCTCAGACATTTTTACTGTCCAAACATCAATATAATTATTGACGGCAGAAGCTGCATTTGCTAAAGCAACCTCATTATATTCTCCCGATAGAGCTAGGGTTCCGTCCAATACCACAACAAATTCCCCTGTTTGAGATCCTTTATAAATTCCGTCTGCGGTTGCGGCACCCCCACTTGGATAGCTTGATTCATCAAAATCACTATGAGAAGTATCGTCAGATGAATTTTGGAAATTCATCTTAATTACTGAGGATAAGGATGAGGGAGATTTTAAGAGATTAGTGTCCGAATCTAGGAGAGTAGAGGGGGAAGTATTATCATTCTCTAAAAAAATGGAAACCGAACTAATTTCGTAAGGATTAACAAATACTCCATCATTAATAAAAAATGTCCGCAACCCTACTCTTTGTGTAGTATTTGGACGATTATGCCGATCTATAATTTCAGTGTTGTTTAATTGCATCTTGTTCTCTTTTTATTTCCTCTTCAAAAAATCCCAAAAAAGCTGTTCTTTCTGTCCTGGAGAGGCCCAAAACATCTTTATAGCTAAATCCAACTTTATGTACTAGTATATAGGCTTCTAATAGAAGGTTTTCTAGATCTAATGTTTGATTTAGCTCACGGTAAAAAAATCAGAAGTGATTGGCAGCTCTGTTATTGTAAAGCTGGCGCATTTTTGGCACTCAAATTTTACTTTAGTTTGAATTCCATACTTAGCTTGGCCTAAAGTATTAATTATGGTATGGATATCTTTCAGGGGGAGCTTCTCTACGACCTTTGAAATAATAATTGGGTCAGAATGACCATCAATCTCAGTAATAAATCTCCATAAATTAGAACCTAAGGATTCTGTAGATAAAAGATAATCTTCATCAGCCACCCTAGGGAGTTTAAGCAATATATCTTTTTTTATAGTAGGCAAAGTTACGGGTATTGGATGTTCAAACTCCTCAGGGAAGAAAACGGTGTCTAATTTAGAGACATTAAATGTAATGTGGTTATCAAATTCACATGAATCACAAGTAATCACGGCTTTATACTCTTCTCCATAGGAGATTTCTCTTAGTTTTAAGGTTAGGGCTATTTTATCATGAGTTAGTAAATTAGAAATATCAACCCCATCCACACATCTACCTAACAAAAGATTAATTGGGTTAATATTACTTTTTCTAGCAGAAACTATAGCCTTTTCATCAGCAAAAGTCATCGGCCTAATCTTTACTGTCTTCCCGCAACCCTTGTAAAATTGGCCTAATGAAGGTAATTCAACCTCTATAGTAGTTTCTGAAGGCAAAAACTCTAAAATATTATCAATAACCTCTTCTTTGGTTATTTTTCCTTCTACAGGACTTTCTTGTATCTGATTTTTCATAAACTAATTTTCTCCGTAAAAATGTATATAGTTCTATTCTATAATAGTTTATGTTAATTGAGGTAGGTATATTAAAATCTAAAATAAATACAGATAACGATAAGTTACTGGACGCTTTGTATAGACTCTACTCATTTAAGATTCCTGGGATAGAGTTTTCTAGGGCCTATCAACGAAATAGAGGTTGGTCTGGAAAAAAACACTTTATTAGCAGAGGTGGAGTATTTAGAACTGGTTTGTTGAGTAGGGTTTTAGAGGATCTTAAAAAAATTGGCTGTAACCCAGAGCTAGTTTTTGAAGAAACCCCCTCAGAAGAATATAAAGAGTGGGTAATCCCAGAATTTACCTATTATGATTATCAGGAATCTCTAATTAAAGAAGGTCTTAGTAAGAAACGGGCAGTTATTAAATCCCCTACGGGATCAGGAAAAACACTAATTATGGCTGGGCTAGTGAAAGCCTTGATTGGAAAGAAAATGGTTTTACTTTTTAACTCCAAGCAACTACTAAAACAAGCATATGATTTCTTTATTGATGATTGTAACTTAGATAATATAGGATTATGCTTTGGAGAGGGATATATTTACGGTGATATTATGCTGTGTACTGTTCAAAGCATCGAAAAAATCCTCGACACCCACCTTGAGGAAGCTGAAGTTTTAATGGTAGATGAGTGTCATGAGTTTTGTAATGGAAAAACTACCCTACCAGCAATACAAGCTTTCCCCAAGGCACTATATAGATATGGATTTACAGCAACTACACCCACGGAAGACATTTCTCTCTATAATTTAGAGGGCGCACTAGGCCAAATAATAATATCTAAGACCGCAGCAGAATTAATTACTCAAGGAAAACTAACAAAACCAATAATACAGTTGGTTAAAGTTCCTTATACAGAAGAAGAGGTCGCTACCTCTCAAGATATGAGTTATTTAGAAGTTTATGATACTTTTATTATTAATAATAAAAATAGAAACAAGATAATTGAGGACATAGTAAATGACATTAGAA